TAGCGGCTTTTTTGGAACTTAGCTCGGCGTTTACACGCTTCATTTGCCAGCCACGCCGAAACTCAGCCTCTAGTTGAGGCACAAGACTAGGATCAATGTTGAGCATAAAAGATTGCCCGTCTCTCCGGGCTGTCGCACCACTCTTAATGCGCCTTCGGGTATGGTGGCCCAAGGTCGGCAGGTGTCGCGGATGGGGGACAGACTAGCTCGAGTAATCGAACTTGCCAAGTCCGAGCGGATTGCCGACCACAAGGCCGCAGACCGCTTCAACCACACGGGCAGGGCCACCACCGAAGTCCGGCAAGGACTGCACGGCAGCCACGTTTCCACCGTAACGCACTTCGATCAGATCCATGTTCAGGACCAACCCCTTGAAAGGCGTAGCAGTGTAGGTTCCACCGGAGATCGTTCCAATGAACGTGGTCGGATGCAGCTTTACCGTTCCGAAGTCACCTTGGAACACATCCACGGACTGGACGTAAGCATCCGCCGCAGCATCACGCTGGAACGTCTGCACCTTAGTGGCTCCAGCAGCCAACACACCAGCAGTGCTGGTTGTGGTCAACTGGGTCGTCCCGAGCAGGCTCGTGAACGCACGCTTGAGGTCGGTTCCGACAATGGCGTCGTAAGACTTGTATTGCCCTGTCTGATCGTAGATCGACTTGAGCAAGCCCTGCACAGCCGTGTCCGTCAACCCGCTGGAAGCACCGGTAAGGATGCTGTTGGAAGGCGTACGGAACGCGGAAGGAATATCTCCGGGGGTCGGAGTTCCAGTTCCAGCAGTGCTGATCCACGTCTGGATTCCAGCCGTGAGGTAAGGCACCGAGCCGTTGTCTTGCTGGGCAGTCTGGTTCGAGCACAGCGTTACTTCGATGGAACGCTTGCACTGGAGGATCGACTTGCTGACGTTGTACGCCAGTTCGTCACGCACGCCGGCCACCTGAGCAATGTCAGTGGACAGCTTGGAGACGCGGACGGCATCCATGCGGAAAACCTGCGCGTAGTTAGCAAGTTCCGCACGATAGCCCACATCCCAGTTGGTGTACGAGCTGACGTCCGTGCCGTCGATCGTGCCGCCGACTTTGGGAGCCGGGTTAGAGTCAGCTTGCCAGCGGAAAAACATATTTCCAGGCTTGCTGCCTTTGCGCGCCATCGACGTGAAGGGAGTATCCTTCGCGTCTACAAGCGCAATCATGTCCATGAGGTCTTCGCGTTTACCGCGACCGGAGAGATTAGGTTCAGTTAGAAGAGGCATAAGAAACGAGTTGGTTGGTTGTTGTTGGGCTTACACAAACCCTTTGGCTTTTAGCAAACTGCTCAATCCATCTCGACTCGAAGTGTCTTGCAGAAACGCTTTACTTGCTCGAACGCTGTCGTCCTTGGCTGGAGCCGGGGGCGCTTTAACGCTCGGTTGTGCTGGAGCACGCTTGATTGGTGCTGTTGCTTTGGGAGTCGCTTGTTTTTGAACATGCGTCTTAAGACCCTCCACAAAAATTCCAATCAAATGCAAGTAGTCTGGTCTCCGGCGAATCTCCGGAAAGTCTTGCAGCAATCTTGTTGCAGCTTGAAACTCCTGAGACTCTGGCTTGCTGAGCCACGGAAAGTTCTGCACGATTTGCGGAGCAACTGCTGCCTGCTGTTGCAGGTACGCAAGCCTCGCTGGAAGCTCAATCTCTTTGTTGCGAATTGCCAATTTTTTCATCGCCCAAACCTGTTTGTCGGTTAGTTCGACCTGGCCATCCGGCGTTTGGATTTCTCCTCCGTTCGGATTTTCTTCGCACCACATGATTACCTCTACTGCTTTCTTGTATTCTGCCTGAACCTCTGGAATTGAGTTCAGACCTTCAACTTCAGTAGAGACAGATTGCTGTCGCGTAGTGGCAGCTAAAGACTTTGTAGCCTCTAACTCCCGCTGCATTGCAGCAACCCTTGCTTCCTGTTCTTGCAGCTTTGCCTGAGCGGCTTTCTTCGCAGCAACTAATTTGTTGATGCGCTTCTGAACCCCTCGACTCAACTGGCTGCCATCGACATCTTCTTCGTCGTTGGACTGTTCGACTTCATCCTGAGCTTCCACTTCAACTACCGAGGAATCCTCGGGCGTTGAATCTTCAGCTTCGGGTTTAGTCTGCTCCTCTGAGGCTGGAGCCGCCCCTTCCTCGTCAAGGAAGTTGTTTTTGATGAAGTTAGCTATGCTGTGTTCATCAACAAACTTACCGAGGTTTTCGGGTACATTTGCTCCCTCCTGACTCCCGGAATCAGGCTGTGTGTTTGTGTTTTCCATGCTGTAAGGCAGCAAGCCCTTTACTGTCTCAGACCAGTAACGCTGGTCAGCCCGTTGTTGGCGTTATGCCAAATCTTCGTTAGGTGTCAAGCCATTTAGTTTTCTGGCGTCTTGTCTGAATTGGACAAGTGTAGACAAAATTAAGTTAATGCCATCGACAGAACCACATGCGTGAATTCTATCTTCACCTTTGGTTTCCCTGCTAACAGCCGTCATCCATTGCTGTTGCTGGATAGCTTCAATCAGCTTAATGGTCTCTGTCCAGGTGATGTTTTTGCCCGCAAATCCAAACGCGGTTTTTTGATCGTCGGTCATACAGATGACTTGTTGCGCGTGCCTGTCTGAACAAGGGCTGGCATCAGTTGTGCGCTTTTTTCAAGAAAATCCAACTGCTTTCTGGGTATTGCTGGTGAAATTTTAAACCAGCTTTTTTTAGAAATATCTAATTGATTGTAATAATCTTGAACTTCTTTTGCATTTTTAATCTGTGGGCGAAGTGAACGCTTTGCTTCTTCCGAAAAGCCAGAAATTGCCTCTTCAGTGTTTTCGGCTTTTGCTAGATCTAAAACAAACTGCTTAAACTGATCTGGAGATTCAATTCTTGCTCCAGTCTTTGCGTAAAGTTCCCTCTGAACTTTTCCAAGCCCAGTTACCAAATGATCTTCTTTCCCCATGTATCCATAATCAAATTTTGGAAAATTGTATCTTTGATCTGGTGACCCTAAATCTGTTTTTGCAAACTGCACATACTTGTCTGCAATGTGACCAGCCTCGTGTTCTGCAATGTCCCTATAATAATTTCCAAGTTTTTCTTTAAAAGTTTTTGCTAAATCTTGTCTGGAGCCAAAGTTGTTCATTGCTAATGTTTGGTCGGTATACGACAAGTGACGGTCTGCCAGTTCAACAGGCGTTGGAAGAACAAGTTGATCCCTTGTTGCATTGTAGTGTGGAGAGACTTCTGCGGTTCTTACAGGAACTTTCCGCTGAAGCTCCTCGTAATACTTTGGATCAATCTGAACAAGCGGCTTGCTGTTTGCTTGAGCCTCTGCAACTGCAAGTTGTCTTGCGTATTCAGCAGCAGCAGCTTGCTGTCGCTCATAATCGCTGCCGTAATAAGGAGAAAACGCTTCTTGAGCAGAAATACTTAACGGAGCCGGAAACCTAGCCTCACTAGCTTTGGTTGAATTAAGCTCGTTAAACTGTTGAGCGTAAGCAAGAAGATCTTTGTAACTTTTATTGCCTCGAAAAATATTATCTTCGATAATTTGCTTTTCATACGCAGTTAGCGTTACTTGCTTTCCCTGCTTCTTTTGAGGAGCTTTGGCCATATCAAGCTTGAGCTTGTTGTTGAGCCACAGGAGTTACGCCAATCCGGCCAATCTGAGCGTTCTGCTGCTGCATCACACTCATCTGAAGGCTCTTTACGTAGTTTTGGAACAAAGCCTGGAAGTTTTGGTCCTGCTGAAGAGCAGCTTGCGCCTTCGGATTTGCCTGTATGATCTGCTGGGCGTACTGAAGTTTTGTCTGAGCTGCCGGATCGTTCTCCTGATACAACGCCTCGTTCCCAAGCAGCATCAGCGCAATGTCTGACTGAACGTCTTTGAACATCTGGCGACCTGCATCCTGCGGATTCAAGATCAACTCTTGCGCTACCTCTGGCGCAATCGCTCGAATCATCATCTCAGTGAGCTTGTTTCGGTTCAAAACGCCGCCCGTATCCAACTGAGCTACCTTAGTGAGAAAATCAATCTTCTGAGAAATGTACTCTTTATCAAGGTCGTTGATGTCAAACTTGACCGTAAGATCAAACTCGTTGTGGATGTCAGACAAATTCTGAGGCAACTGTCCTCCAGTAATTCGCTCGATTTCAGCAGGGCTCATGTACTGGCAACACAAGCTGAACATCTGCCGGAAAATGGTCCTCCAGGTCAAAAGCCAAGTGTTGACCAGCATCTGCTGGAGCAACTGTGTCTTACGCGGATCTACGTTTGGATTTGCCGTTCCAAAATAAGCCGCATGATTTGCCTCCACTCGCTGGATCAACTCAAACGCCACAGTGGGCTGGCGCGCCGGTGGATCCATAAAGGTGTAATCACTCGGATTTACCACCGGGATCTGTACGCCCGGTCCGATCTTGTTGATGGCACCAATTCGTTTGACGACCTTGATGGGCGGAAGAGTGGAAAAGGCCGTGTGATCCCGGATCGAGTCGTGTTGTGCCTTGATCTCGTCTTGATCGGTGGATGCAAGTTCCGGAACACCACGAGTGTCAAAAATAGCCCGACGAATGCACTCACGACGAAACTCAACAAAGGGATACTCTCCATGCGCGTAATCTAGCCTCTCGTGAATAGCATACGAGATCGGGTCTCCACGGTGATCCACCGCTGCCTGTGGACAAATCACCGTGTAATAAATGCACGGAGCTGTTCCATCCAAACTCTTGGTGTAGCAATACACCACCTCAATCATGTTTTTGTAGTTGAGGTCGTTGTACACCAGCATTTCTGTACTGGGCAACAAGTCCATGTTGTACATGGTACTGCTTTTGCCAGCCATCTGTACCGCCAGCTCCACCCATTCCTTGTTCCATCCTTCTGTCGTGATTTTTTCACGAATCTCCACCTCAGACATCCATGTCCGACGAAAAATTACCCTAGATCGCTGCAAATCTGCTGTTTCAGGCGGAAAAATGACCTCATCCCAAGGCTTCAACGCAATAATCTCAGGCAAATTCTTGCTGACATACTCTTCGTCTCGCGTTGTCTGACCTGTCTCAGCCAACTCTTTGACCATCCTTTTAGCCTCTTTAAGCGTCAGCCCCGGAATTGCTGTCTGCAAAATAACCGCAGCCTCTTCAGCTTGATCTACAATAAGCTGAGGCAACTGCATCAACGTTGGGCTTTGAGACACCTGTGCTGCCTGCAACACTTGTTCCATGCTAAACGGCTGCGACCGTTTGCTGATGTTTTGTCTCCACCCTACAAAAAACGCAGTCCATCCATACTGAAAAGCGTACTGCGCTCCCAACTCCGCTTCCCTGCGCAACTCAAGCGGCATCTTATTGTCTCGAATCCAACGCAATAGCGTTGTTGCAATCCCGCTTATATTTGTGTCCTGAAGCTCTGTGCCGCTGGAGCGTATGTTTGCCCGCTCAAACGCAGTCACAAGCATTCCACTTAACTCGTTACAGGTGCTGTCAATCAGCCTGTTGCGAACGTCGCTAGCCCCTTCAAACGGCCACGCCGGATCTCCGTCGTTGCGAAGATTGCTGTGCTTTTTGCCGTCCTCACTCTGTCCAGCCCACCTCGCAAAACGAACATCATCATACTTCGTCGTTAGGTTTCCCTGCGTCGAGTTGATCATTGCCCGGTTGTACTCGCTCAAAAGATCGCCAACATCAGGGATATTTGTGGCAATAGCCAGCGGATCAGAAGAAGCCGAGTACATATTTACGTCAAATTACGTGAATTTATGTGAAAGGTCAATAGGAGCCACATCGAGCCATTTCTTGCATCTGTCTTTGCCAGCTTTCTCCCCCGTAGTATCTTGGCTGCATCACTACCAAGTACCCAAGAGCATCAATCGGGTCTTTGCTGGCTCCCTTTTGCCCGTCTGCTCCTGTCCATTCTCGCATGCTGTAAATCAAGTTCTGACAGCTCTCATGGATCATCAACTTTGGATGATTCTTGCCAATTTCTACCGGCAAATCTCTGTCATAACACAAAAGATCGTTAATCACGAGCACTCGCTCATCCACGCTTACCCCGGCTGAAGGTATAAAATGCAGCGGATTATCGGCGTTGGCAATCAAGTCCAACAATGTAATTCCACCTTCTTTGGTGGTCACTTCAGATCCAGCACTTCTAGGGTCAATATATCGCTCCGCAATTTCTTCCTCCCTGTCTTCGTGTGTCTCAAGGGACCAGACAAGATCCGTGTACTCGTTGACTCCACGACCAGCTCCACTGCGTTGAGCAGGGCCAGGCTTTCCGTCCGGTCGTTCCGAAGGTAAGGCCCACTCTCCGTAACTTTGGTCCGGCCACTCTCGGTACACCCAGATAATCCCGTAAGCATCTACTCTAGCCCAAATCATAAACCAGTTCCGGGCTCCAGCAGGATCAGCCACCATGTAGTTAGTTCCTTCCGGAACAACTTCCGTCACACTTCCCTTAAAAATGTTTACATCCCCAAACATTGGGAACTGGCTGCCCGCTGTCTGATCTGCCCAGCCATACGCACGAATCTTGATGTCGTGACTGCTTCGGCCCCGAAGCGTCTGTTTCATCCGTTCCCAGTTGTTGTACGGATTTAGTTTGGAATGAAACCAAATCACACCGTGCTTTCCGTACACCCCTTCTGCCCGGTAAGGCATGTGCCCTTTTGGCACTCCAATCACATTGTTCTCCGGCAAAAGCTCAGACTCCTTGTAGTCCGTCACTTTTGCTGTCGTGATAAATTCTTTTACAACCTGAGTGTACCCAAGAATCGGCGTAAAGGTCACAAGCAACT